CACCGGCGGACAGAAGTTTGCGGGCAATGCCGTTGGCACGATCAGCAATGTGGCCGAGGCCGCAGGCGTTGGCGCGACAATGGCAAACTCCAACATAACACGGACGCAGTGGGGAGCCGTTACCAGTAACGGGAGCGGCAGCTTTATGCAGCGGTTGGAGAACAGCGCCATTGGTGCTTACTTTGGCATTAAAAACCGTGGAACGCTGACCAACCAAAAGGGCACCGACTACAAGTTTATGCAGGGCCTTATGGGCGTGGCCGGGCAGATCACCGACGCAAAGCAAGGCGGCGGACTGCTGGGTATGGCAAAAAACGCTGTGACGAGCAGCCCCATAGGGCAGTATTTTGGCGGAATCCGCGCGGCAGCCGGGAATGTGGCGAATACCACCATCGGCAGCAAGATCGTAGGTTTCGGCAAGGGCACCATTGGTGTGAGCAAAGAAATCCTTGCGGGCATTGCGGGGCCGGAGGGCTTGGGTTTGACCAACCTTGTGAGCGGTGCCAAGGGGCTTGCACAGAACGGTGCTGGCTGGGTGGCCGGAAAAGCCGGGAATGTGATCTCCACCGTAGCGAACAGCGGCGTGGGGCAGGCAGTCGGCGGCGCAGCGGGCAAGGTTGGCGGCGTGGCAAAGGGCGTGGTGAGCGTTGGCTCTAACGCCTTGGGTGCGCTGGGCAACTTTGCCGGGGCCGGGGCCGGACTGCTGGGCAGCGTTTGGGGGCCGGTGGCAGGAGGCTTTGGCAGCCTGTTTGCCGGGGCAGCCCCGGTAATTGCTGCGATCAGCGGCATTATTGCCGTGGTAAGCATTTTGGGCGACCACTTGGAGGACATACGCGGCATAGTCGTGAATGTGTTTGGTGAAACCGGCGGGCAGGTATTTGATGTGTTCACCGGCAAACTGCAAGGCGTGGCCGACTTTGTGACAGGGCTTTTCAGCGAGGGCGGCGTTGCCGCTGCGCTGGCCCCCCTGCAGAACACGATCACAAACCTGTTTGGTGAAAACGCAGGCGCAGCCTTTGGCGGCGTGGTGACTATCCTGCAATCCATCATGGGTGTGGTTGGGCAAATCGTGACCTTTGCGACGGGCACGGTCAAGCCGATCATACAGGATGTATTTACCTTTATCACGGGTACGGTGCTGCCCATTATTTTGCAGACCTTTACGGCGGCAGCGCCGACGATAGCCAGCATAATTTCCAATATTGGCAGTGCGGTTATGACGGGTATGCAGATCATTGGCAGCGCCATTCAGGCGGCAATGCCGATCATACAGGGAATTATTACCGTGATTATGACCATTGGCAGCGTGGTTGTGCCCGCACTGCTGGCCGGGTTTGAAGCGTTCAGTGCGGGAATCAGCGCAGTTATGAGTGCGATTCAAGGTTTCTTCCAAGGCTTGATTACTTTTATTACCGGGGTGTTTTCCGGCAGTTGGAGCCAAGCGTGGGAGGGAATCAAGCAGATTTTCGGTTCTGCTTTCGACGGAAGATAGATACATAAACGAAGTAATCCGTATTCTCTCGGGCTTCGGTATGCG